AAAGTTGAATCTATTCGAACTGTTATTGATAATAACAAAAAAGTAGATGACGAACATAAAGATACAGAACGAGAGAAAATTCAGGATATTCGCGATAAGATAAAAGCATTGCGAGATGGTCATAGCGAAATGACCGATGGATTACGAGCGCAGATTGAACAGTTGCGAGCGCAATTAGGTGAACAAGTCGACAGTATTAATGAACAGATAACTCAAATACAAGACTCAGAAAAAGAACGAAAAGAACAAGCGGCTGAGCAACAGCAACAAGAAGCTGAAGAAAAGATGCTGGAAGATGCGAAAGAACTTGATAGACGTGAAGCAGAAGCTGCTCAACGTCAAGCTGAAGCTACCGCTAAATCCGAAGCAAAAGCCCAGCAACGTCAATTGAATGAAAAAGCAAAACGACGTAAGCAGTTCTTAAATTCTGATGCTGTATACGGACGAGTTGTTGGTAAACGAACTGGACGAAAGACGCAAAAGAATAATGGTCTTTCTTCCGACTTCCGACAAAAAGTGAAACGAGCTTTGTCGGTATAATTCTTATGCATCATTGATATTCTAATCTCTATTGTGAAACTTTGTAGAAGTTAAGACATACTGCTAATCTTATACGAGTGGATTCAATACGAGAATTGAGTATCTGATGATATTTAGCACGTAATAGAAAGGTATGTTATGGATTACGATTTTAGTGGTTACGCCACTAGAAACGATCTTCGCTGCGCTGATGGTCGCGTAATCCGTCACGATGCTTTTAAGGGTAATGATGGTCAACAGGTGCCATTGGTATGGCAGCATGTTCATACCGATCCAACAAATGTATTAGGCCATGCCCTTCTTGAGAATCGTGATGATGGTGTGTATGCGTATGGTGTGTTTAACAATACGCCATCTGGTCAACATGCCAAGGAGATGGTGCGCAATGGTGATATTGTCTCCATGTCCATTTACGCGAATCGTCTTAAGCAAAATGGCAGCGACGTTATTCATGGCGTAATTCGAGAAGTTAGCCTTGTTTTAGCGGGCGCTAATCCCGGCGCTTATATTGAAAACATCAGTTTTGCGCATTCGGATGGTACCTATACGGATGCTGACGACGAGGTGTTGATATATAGCGGCGAGTATTTTAGTCATGCGGACGATGATGAGGAGAATTCTATGGCTAATGCAGGTAACGTTCTTGACGAGCTCTCTGACGATCAGATTGATGCTATCGATAGGATAATCGATGCTGCACTCGATGATGCGGTCGATGACCTAGATGATGATCCGGCTCTTGACGATCTTGATGACCGTCAGATAGAAGCTGTCGGAGAGTTAATCGAAGTAGCCATCAATGATGCTCTTGAGCACGCCGATTACGACGATGATGATTATTACGATGACGATGATGATTATTACGATGACGATGATGACTACGATGACGATGATGATTATTACGATGACGATGATTATGACATGCGGCACGCTGATGACGATGAAACAGTAGAGGATGTATTTAACACTCTTACTGATAAACAGAAAGACGTTGTATATTTCCTTATTAATGCTGCAGTTAATGATGAGATGGAACATTCTGATTTTGGAGGTTATGACATGAAGCACAATGTTTTCGATGACGAGTATTATGACGATTTCGATGACGTCGACGTCCTTACCCACGATGAGTTCTCCGCTATCATGGATGATGCTTATAATGCGAACTCTCTGAAGGACGTATTCATCGCTCATGGTATTGATAACATTGATATTCTCTTCCCTGAGGCTAGGATGGTTCAGCCCACTCCTGATATGATTACCCGTATCATGGGCTGGGTTGATGTTCTGTGGAACTCTGTTAAGCGCACTCCGTTCTCTCGCATTAAGTCCGTTGCGGCGAATCTTACTGCGGATGAGGCAAGGGCAAAGGGTTACGTAAAGGGTAATCGCAAGACTGAGCAGGTCATCAGCTTGCTTTCCCGTGAGACTACTCCGCAGACCATTTACAAGAAGCAGAAGCTTGACCGTGATGACGTGATTGATATTACTGACATCGATGTCATTGCATGGCTCAAGCAGGAGCTTCGTATCATGCTTAACGAGGAAATCTGCCGTGCAATCCTGGTCGGTGACGGGCGTCTTGACCCCAATTCTCCTGACAAGATTAAGCCCGATAAGATTCGTCCTATTTATGGCGACGATGATGTTTATACCATTTACTATGAGGTTACTTACGAGCAGGGTGACAATGACAGCGCCAAGGCTAGCAAGCTCGTTGACGCTGCTGTCCGTGCTCGTAAGGAGTATCGTGGCACTGGTAACCCCAAGATGTTTGCTAGCAATGAGGTAATTGCTGATATGCTTCTTGCTAAGGATGGCATCGGGCGTCGTCTCTATAAGGACATGGGTGAGCTGCAGTCTGCTCTTCGTGTTTCTGAGATCGTTGAGGTTCCTGTTCTTGAGAACATTACTCGCTCTGCATCCGTTACGACAACTGATCCCACTAATGGCACTGAGACCACCACTACTAAGACCATGGCGCTCAAGGCACTGATATTCAATCCTGCTGATTACACCGTTGGCGCTGACAAGGGTGGCGCAGTGTCGCTGTTCGACGACTTTGATATTGACTACAACCAGATGAAGTATCTGATTGAGACTCGTTGCTGCGGTGCTCTTACTCATCCGTATAGCGCAATTGCTCTCGAAGTCGAGCAGGCTTAATAGATTATATTAGTTTTGAAAGGGGGTCGGTCACTTGGCTAGATTCTTTGGACCCATTGGCTTTGTAACTTGTGAAGAGCAACCAGAAGGTTCTGGCGTTTGGGTTGATATTCCATTCGAGAAAAATTACCGGGGGGAAATTTCGAAAAATTCATCCCGAAGAGACAATGCAGAACAGCTTAACAAAAACATTAACATAAGTAATACCATATCCATTCTGGCCGACCCTTATATTTCTAATCATGTTAATACTATTCGATACATCAAATGGCTTGGCTCTTATTGGGAGATTACAAGCGTCGATGTTGAGAGTCCTCGATTGATATTAAGTATTGGAGGTGTTTACAATGGACCGACGGTTGGAACTTCATCAGATTCTGGTGAACATCCTAGGGTCGAATAACGTTTATTTTCAACCACCTCCCAGCATTAAGTTAAAGTATCCATGTATTATATATGAACGCAGTGGCATTAACACGATTTATGCTGATGACAAGGCGTTTTTACATCATGTCAAATACTCTATAACACTCATCGGACGATCTCCAGAGAATGAACTAGTCAAGAAAATATTAGAGCTTCCTTATTGTTCATATGATCGATATTTTACAGCCGATTCATTAAGTCACGACACCTTTTCGTTGTATTATTAAGGAGTTAATATGGCAGTTCTTGTTTGGGATGAGGTCGGTACTCATTTCTATGAAACTGGTGTAGACCATGGTGTGTTATATCCTATTCTTGACACCATTGTTGACCAGACTGACCCGTATGGCACTGGCGTAGCTTGGAACGGTCTTACTTCAGTCAGTGAGTCCGCATCCGGTGGCGAGCCTTCACCTCTGTGGGCTGATAATATTAAGTATCTGAATCTTATTTCTGCTGAGGAGGCCTCACTCACCATCGAGGCTTATACGTATCCCGAGGAGTTTGAGGAGTGCGATGGTACTCGCGAGCTTGCTGAGGGCGTCTTTATTCGTCAGCAGCCTCGTAAGCAGTTCGGTTTCTGCTATCGTACTCGTATCGGCAATGACCAGAAGTCGGATGACTATGGCTATAAGATTCATCTTGTCTATGGATGCTTTGCTTCGCCATCTGACCGTGGTTATGCTACCGTTAACGATAGCCCCGAGGCGATTTCGTTCAGTTGGTCTGTAACCACTACGCCCGTTGATGTTTCGGGTTACAAGCCGACATCCGTTCTTACCATCGATTCTACCAAGGTCACGCCTGCAGCGATGTCTAGGCTTACCGACTATCTGTATGGCACTCAGACTCTTAGCCCGAAGCTTCCGCTTCCTGCAAAGGTTATTCAGCTTATTAACCAGTCTTAATCATTGATATTCATAAAAAGGAGATGCAACTATGCTTAAGAAGACAATCACGTACACTGACTGGAATGGTACCGAGCGTACTGAGGATTTTTATTTCAACCTGACTCGTGCTGAAATTCTTGAACTTGAGTATAAGATTATTCCGGGACAGAGCTTGTCGGATTCGATTCAGACGCTTATTCAGTCTCAAGACATGGGTAAGATTATCGAGACCATCAAGCTCATCCTCCTTGCCTCATATGGCGAGAAGTCAGCTGACGGTAAGCGATTCGTTAAGAATGATGATATTCGTGCTGCATTCGAGCAGAATCCAGCATTTGACACGCTTTATATGAGTCTTGTGACAGATGCTGAATACGCTGCAGAGTTTGTTGCTGGAATCATGCCTGCTGCGATTAGAGATGAGCTTGGTTCTAATCCGAAGGCAGCTATAATGGACCGCGCATCTAGTATGGCTAAGCTAAACAACTAGTTATTTTTTAATCTGGGAGGAGAGAATGCTTCAAATCGTTGTACCGTCTGCAGATTTGTTTGACGAAAACACTAATAGCTTTATACAAACTAATGAGACTGTATTGAAATTGGAGCATTCTCTTCTCTCTATTTCAAAATGGGAGTCAAAGTGGCAGAAACCGTTTCTATCCAGTAAGGCTGGTGAGAAACGTACGCCATATGAAATGCTTGACTACATTAAATGCATGACTTTAAACACTAATGTTAACGATGATATTTATTTGGCGCTAAGTACAGACAACATTAAGGAAATTAATAAGTACATAACTGCGCCAATGACGGCCACTACAATCTATAGTAGGAAATCAAATCCGATTGACAAAGAGACTATTACTTCGGAAC